CGGACCCTTGGACACCCAAAGCAGGAGGGTCGGAACGTTTGAAGAGTTCTGCAAGCATTACTTGCAAAACTGGTCTTGTCCTGACTGTGGCGTGCATCACGACATGCCTGATTTTCATAAAGATTTTGCAGAAGCGATTACAGGGGATCACCATAGGGTTGTAATTAACTGCCCTCCGTATCATTCTAAATCTACACTGGTTTCTGTTTGGCACACGGTTTACGACATTTGTCGTGACCCTAACTTGCGTACTTTGTTGGTGTCTAAATCTTTACCGTTCGCTAGAACGTTCATGCACAGTATCAGTGAAATGTTGATGAACCCTGATTTGTATGCAGGTGGTCCTTCTATTATTGATGACTGGGGTCCGTTTAAGCCTGACGGCCAGTCTTCTTGGTCTTCTGAACAGATTTATGTTGAGGGTCGTACTACTGCGGAGAAAGACCCTACTGTTGCTGTGCTTGGTGTAGGGCAGCAGATTTATGGTCGTCGTGCTGACATTATTAAATTCGACGACGTTGCTACTTTAGATAATCAAAGAAACCCTGACCGGGTTGCTGGCATGTTGGAGTGGTTTGATAAGGAGGCGTTGTCTCGTATTGGTCGTTCCGGTAAAGCAATTTGGGTCGGTACCCGTGTTTCTCCGGGTGATGTGTATTCGACTTTGGCTACCCGACCGGGGTATAAGGTTTTGAAGTTTCCTTGCATTGTTGACGACCATGAAGAGAAAATGTTGTGGGGGGAGCATTTCCCTTACGAGCAGGCTTTGATTCATCGTTCGGAAATGAGACCTGCTGACTTTCAGTTGATTTACCAGCAGGTAGACATTCCGGGTATTGGTGCTTCTTTCACTCAAGACATGATTGATGCTTCTAAGGATACTTCTCGGGTTGCTGGCCATTTTGATTCTAGTTGGCGTTTGATAGCAGGTTTAGATCCTGCTGGCGGAGGTAAAGGTTCCGGGTTCACAGCGTTTAGTTTGATAGGGGTTGATTTATCTACGGGTAAACGATACTTGGTGGATAGTTTGTCTGTTAGACAAATGAAGGCTCCTCAGATGAAAGATCAGTTGCTGGAGTGGACTGACAGGTACCCTATTTATGAATGGCGTGTCGAATCTAACGGTGTTCAGTCTCAGTTGGTGCAATACGATGTTGAGTTAACTCAGGCTCTGGCTAAACGTGGGGTTCGTGTTGTTCCTCATCAGACGCACGGGAATAAGTGGGACCCTCAGTTCGGGGTGGAATCTATCGCTCCTTTGATGGAAACCGGGTTGTTTTCTATCCCGTGGGGTAACGCTCCTTCTACTCAAGTGTTTCAGCCTTTAATCGAGGAATTGATTGCTTTCCCTATGGGTACTGTGTCTGATAGGGTTATGTCTTTATGGTTCGCTGATTTGGGTTGCCGTGACTTGTTGAAACGAGCCCATTTGCCGATGTTTCATGAAAGGATGCATGTGCCTAACCGTATTAAACGCCGCAGGCGTGTAGTTGACTTTCATTCCCGGGAAGTTCGTGGAGTTAACCTTCACGACCAAAGACCGGGCCACATGACTCGTGGTATGGCTGGTTTTAGAAGGCAAACAGTGGGTAATGCTACAGACCATAGCGCTGTTGAAGAATATGAAATTGAAGATGGGCCTCAGCCCATGAATATAGATCCTAGTATTTGGGGCCAATGAAATGAAAAAAGTCCACACTTGTCGGGTTTCTGTCTGAGGGAACATGATTAAAGACGCTCTCAATCGTCGAGCATTTCGTTCGGCAGAAAAAAACTTAAACGAAAACGAAATGTTATGCGGAACTATGATCAATAACAAGCCGCATTATTTTTCTATGCCGAAAGATGCTACCGACATGGAGGTAAGAGAACATGCTTTTGAACTTAGAGAGGGACGTAAAATGAGTTCAATCGAACGCTCGTTGTTAAGCATCGCTGAAGGAGCCCAACAAAATGTTAGACACTGATCGCCTAGCCTCCCTATATACGGCTTGGCGTGCCAGATACGCTGATCGTGATGTCCGCATGGACACTATCGAACGTGTGATGCGAGGAGACTTTGATGTTTTCGACCCAGACGAAGAAAACATTGATTCTAAATCGCCTAACCTTATTCAAGTTGCTTTAGAAGACACTGCTGAGGCAGCGTCTCTTGTGCCTACTGTGAGGGTTCAGCCAGCACGAGGATCTAAAGAATCTAAAAAAGTTTCTCAAAAGATGGAAAATATCGCTGCGTCTTATATGGACGCTAACGGTATGGACCTTATGATACCTCGGGCTGTCATGGATATGGCCGCTTACGGTTTTTCTGTGTGGACATTAACTCCAGACTTTGAACAAAACATTCCTCTTATTGAACGCAGAGACCCACGGCACTGCTACCCAGAACCGGGTTTCAAACCGGGAGATTCTGTGCGTCGATGCATGTTCGCCCGAGAAGTTTTCTTCACTCAACTACCAGAAGAATACCAGCATAAGATCGCTGAGTTCACTGGCCAACGAACAGACATACAACAACCCGATGAAAACACTCGGGTAGTTATTGTCGAATACTACTCTGACGAAGAATATGTTCTCGCTGCCCTTTACCAAGGGTCAACTGAAGGATTTAATCGTTACGGTTCAAATACTGACATTCCTTTCCCTGTTGTTTTGGAAAGGATAGAAAACAAAGTCGGTGTTTGCCCTGTAGTTATTGGAACCCGTATCACTTTAGATGGTGAGATGCGTGGACAATTCGATCAAGTCGTAGGACTGTTAGAAGCCCACATTCGTTTAATGGGGCTTGTGTTAGATTTCGCTGACCAAGCAGTCTACTCAGACATTTGGGTTCGTGACCTTATCGGTGAAATGCCTTACGGTGGTGGTTCATTTATTGAACTCGGGCCTCAAGGTGCCATAGGTCGTGTCCCTCCTGCAGTTTCCTCTTTCAACATTCAATCAGATTTACAAAACTTGATGGAAGGAATCCACCTTGGCGGTCGCTGGCCTAAAGCCCGACCGGGCGAAGTGGACCAGTCGATCGCTTCAGCGAAATTTATTGAAGCATCAGCAGGAATGATGAACACTGCGATCAGAACTTATCATCAGATCTTACAAAAGAAATTAGAACGAACTTTACGTTTAGCGTTTGAAGTAGATAAAGCATATTTCTCAGGCTCTAAATCTGTTACAGGTACTTTAAGGAACCAAAACTTTATCGAAGAGTATTCTCCTTCTAGGGACATAGATATAGAAAACCGTGTCCGAGTAGAGTACGGGCTTGGTTTAGGTCGTGACCCTGCACAATCTGCAGTGCTTCACATCCAGTATTCTCAAGCAGAGTTTGTTTCTAAAGAGTTTGTTCAGGAAAACATTGACGGGTTAACAGATGTTGCTCGTGAACGTTCAAGACTGGACGTTGAAAAGTTTAGAGGGATGGCTCTCGCTAAACTTCTCCAAGGTTTAGAAACAGGTGAAGTTCCTGACGAGGCTTTAATTGAAATGGCCCGAGCGAGAGAAAAAGGTGAAGACCTTTTTGAACTATATGACGAATGGATAGTTCAACCTAAGAAAGCGTTAGAAGAACAAATGCTTGAAACAGGGTTAGGGGCTCCGCTAATGCCGGGTCTCCCACCACAAGGGGAGGAGGAATTAGGCGGTCCGGTTCCTCCTCCTCCAGTCCCACCGGGGGGTGGGGAACTTCTGGCTCGCATCGGTTCGGGTCCGGGAGCAGGACCACCTCCCGGTGGACCACCACCTGAAGGTCCGGCATAGTGGAAGATAAAAGAGACCCTTTTGAAGATGATGAAATTATAGATTCTTGCGATCTTGAAAACCCAGAATCTTGCGATTCTTGTCAGTAGGTAAACGTGGCTGAAGAAATAGAAAAAACACCAACAGGGGATGTAGCGTTAAACAAACCTACGTCTGGCACATACGGAGAAAAAGCAGACCTTAACAGGTTAAAAAGTGCGTTGCCTCCGATGGAGCAACAACAAAGACCTTCTCAGCAGCCTTCTCCTATGCGTTCACCGTCGGGGCAAGTTCCTCAACGCCCTATGGGAAGGCCAACTAACGCTCCTTTGAATCTTCCTGCAGGAATTACTGCACCTACTAACCGTCCAGAAGTGCCATTAAACACGCCTTTAAGTCAAGGGCCAGTTATGCCGCAAAGAAACCCTGCAGCAGACAAACAACGTTTAGCAATTTTAGAAGCACTTTCTACACATCCAGAAGTTTCTCAAGAAACTAGAGAATGGGCTGCTTTAGTAGCGGAGTATTTAATTTCCGGGAGGGGTTAAATGCCGTTTAATTTAGACACAGGCGAATGGGAAGAAGAAGAACCTGTAGAGGAGGATATTCCTGCTGAAGGGCAAGCACAACAAGTTTCTATTTTTGACCCTGTAAAAGAACAAGGCGTTTTAGAAGGTGGTTTGTCTCTTGCTGGTTCGATGATTCCCGGCGCTGCAGCCGGTTACGCTGCAAGGCAATCCCAAACAGATAACTTTTCTGTTGGGGATATTTTTAATCAATTAGGTAAATCAGATTTACCTTATTACATTCCGGGTGTGGGTGAAGCGTTAGGGTTAAAGCACGCTATACAGTCAAACAACCAAAACACTGACGCTGCAACAAACGCTTTGTCGAAATTAGGTTACCTTGGAATTGTTGGTCTTGGTGTAACAGGAGCAGGTTTAGGTGGCTATTTGGCTCATTCAGTTGGCCGTCAGATAAGAACTAATCGAGGCATAGCAGACATGAGGGCTTTGCCTAGCCGCCCAATATCTAACCAGCCTCAAACAATGTTGTCTCCCCAATCTCATGAAGCAGTAAATCTTTTTCCTTCTTCTGTTCCTTCTTCTCGCAGGTCTTACATGATGGATGCTTTGCATGAAGTAGAATTAGCAGCGTTAGAAGGAAAAACAACACAAGGTCACGTTTTCGACGATCTTTCAAAAATAAGTGCGACAAGCACTTTAGAGCATGTTTTGGCTCCTATAGCCGAAGCATTCATTAGGGGAGTAACAGGCAAAACTAAACGCACTACTGGTGTTAGGCGTCAAGAAGTAAATGTTGACGTTATCAGACCTTTTATGTTGGCAATGGGGGAAAGGTATAAAGAACTTCCTGCATTCCGGCAAGGAGGAGGCGTCGGAATGAGCGACTTAAAACGCCATCCTAGCCCAGAATTTCAACTCGTAGAATATATTGCTAGAGAGTTTTCTAAATTTGATTACGCTTTAGAGAATGACATTATAAGGATGGTTCATCCTAACAAGTGGAAAAAAATACCGGGAAGTAGCCCACCAAAAGGAGAAGTGTCTAGTTTCGTTGCAGCGGATGAACGGCTTGGCCCTAACAGAGCCCTCCCCGGATTGATGCATGAATCTCCAGACGTTGTTATTAAAGCATGGGAAAAAATATCCCGAGGTAAAAGTTTAACCGCTAGAGAGATGATGGCTTTAAGCGAAACAATGTTTTCGTTCGCTGAACTAACTCAACAAATCGCTCACCCTGAATTGATTCTTTCTAATCCTTTAATCAAGTTAAAGAGAGTTTCTATTTCACAGTATCGTTTCAATGATTCACCAACAAAGGGCCAATTAGAATTTAGTACCTTAAAGTTTCCTCGCAGACCTAGAGGTTCGGAACAAATTCATTATGAGGTAATGAACGACTTGCAGGAGTTGTATACACACAACCCTGATGCCTTGATTTCTTTAATGACTGAAAACATTTTGAGAGCATTCACAGACGATGAAGTTGCGACGCTTCGGAGATTAAGTCAAATCGAAGATAAAGAAAAAGCGTTTAACTGGCGAGAAACTGAACATAGTTGGCGGCACGGTTTATACGACAGGGGTCCGGGTTTTGGTTCCGAAGGATACGACGCTTCTTCGCAACGTGCATTATCGACAATACTGTGGGGGTTTTCAAGTCAAGTTCATCCAGATATTGAAATCGGCACGCCTATGATGGCAGCGTTAGAAAACGCTACTAAAATTCTTGGCTTAGAAGGGCCTAATGCTCTGCTAAAAAATATCCAGTCAGATTTCGTAAAGATGGCAACTGGAGGGGTAAGCCCGGAACGTTCTGTTTTTTGGGACAGACTTTCTTTAAGTGTCTCTGGGGAACTCATTCAGGGTTTAAGACGGAAAGCAAGAGAAACATTTGATCCTTTGTTCTTGGAAGACATAAATCAACCCCTTCAGGGAGATCTTCAACTTTTCCTTAAAACTAAAGGAGTTGACGTTGTTGGCAAGTTGACTGAATCTTTAGATCCTTGGGATTCGATAACCGCAAAAATTTTAGGCGATAAAAGATATTGGCAAGACGGCGTAGGCCCTCGACAGATATTCAGCACAAACATATTAAAAATTATTCAAGAGCCTTTACCTGCTGGTTTTATTTCAGCAGGGGATAAAGCCATTACATATTTGCCTGAGATAGTTCCTGTGCAAAGCCTTAGACAAACTTCCTTTGATGACAACTGGGGCATGAAACCTGCTTCAAGGGTTCAGGAAATAAATTTACTTACTGACTCTGAAGGAAACATAAACATAGGCGGCAACGGGCTTACTTCTCGTTTGTTGTATTCAACTGTGGTTCCGTCAACCGACGGGAAATCATTTGTTATGAGACGGAAACGCCCTGAACAAATTGCTCCATCTTTAACCATGGAAGAGTTTTTTGAAATGCTCGGAGATTTAACTATGGGGCCAACAGGCCAAGCAGGAGAAACGGGTGCAAGAATATATTCTTCTCAAAACAAAATACCGGGTTTAATGGAAGGGGAAATCATAGCCTTGAGTGCTAGAGCAGACGGTCCTTTAAGTTTAACAGAAACAGGAAAACCTACTGCTCAACAACTTTTGAAACTTAAAAGGTTCCTTGAATCTGAAGGTATCGAATTTGAAGCAATTATAGACAACCCTCATCAAGGCCCTACAAGAGTTCATGTTGACGAACTTGGTCAACCTGTTTGGGATTCTACATTTGCTAAAGAACAAGGCTATGGCATGGGTGTTACTAGCGAAGTTCGACAGCAAGTTATTCTAAAATTTAGAACTCCAGAAGATCTTAAAAAGGCTTTTGCTCTTATGCACAGTCCAGAAACTCTTCTTCGTAGTGCTGCAACTGGATGGGACGAACCATCCAGCCATCATGCGAGAGCCTCTCATTATTCTGTTTTATACAACGCTCTGTACGGTTCTGACTTGGGGCTGGACGATCTTCCTCGTCGAATAAGAAAATATGATGTTGACGAAAACGGAATGCTTGTACCAGTTCAGCATGAAACAGACATGAAATTGGCTGCTGTTATTGCCCGTGATTATGACGCTTTACCAGAAGGTGTTAAACATTTAACGACTGAAGAACTTCAAGCATGGCGTCAAGCCGAAGTAGAAATTCATTCTCAGTTTCACTATTTGACAGAAGACCCTAACGGGCCTCAGTTGAAAGTTGAGTTTGTTGATTACGACCCTTATTCAACTAACGGCCAGCCTGACTACAAAGCAATGGTCAAGGATGTTCAAGAAAACAATACTTTGAAAATTATGGACACCAAAGTTACGGGAAGTCATCCTTTATGGACTAATGAAACAAACAACAAGTTTCGTGCCGTTCATGACTATTTCGGTCATGCTGGTTTAGGAAACGATTTTGGCCGACACGGAGAAGATTACGCTTTCGCTAAACATTTCCACATGTTCAGCAGGAAAGCACAAAAAGCAATTTTTGTTGAAACAAAAGGCCAAAACTCTTCTCTTGTAATCAACGGAGAATTTGCTCCTCAAAAAGTTGGGTTTCTTAAATCTTTTGACGAAGTTTTGAAACCAGAATTTCAAAAGAAATGGTGGGTCGAAGCAGACAATTCAGGTCAAATGACAGGGCCGGGTGCAACTCAAGGCCGTGTAATAGATTCTCTTCTTGGAGAAGACGTTTTAGATTTGGTTATTTACAGCGATCAACCTGTTGGAGGAACACGAACAGCGTATGAGCATCATTACCAAAACGAATCAGGGTCACAGCATTTAGTCCATAATTCTATGCAAGGGAATGTTGATTCTGCTAACACTGTTCCTGTTCAAATTGTAAAAGGCAGACATGGTTTAGATCATTTTTTTGGATCTTCAAACACCCCTTCTTACGAAAAAGGATTTACAAATATCAGCACCCCTTCACTTGAAGCAGCACAATCAGGCCGAACAGTTATGACTAGAGGCGGTTTGGTAGACATGGCTGCTTCAGAACCGGGAGATTCAATAATCGCTACAGGAAGAACTTCTCCGAATCCCTTGTTTGACAGCATCCAGATTTTACCAGAAGGGGCAACTACCCCAGTTAAACCTCAAGCGATTGTTGTTGGAATGGGGGCAGCAAGATCACAACATCCTTCTATGGGGTCAATAACCCCAGATCAAAAACTGTTGCAAAGAAAAACTTTTTCTTATGTGGCTGAGGCTAGACCTGATAACTTGTTTGGACCCGAAGCGCTTCATCAAGCAGTCATTGTAAAAGACGGTTCTGGGGTGATAGTTGAACTGCCTGTGATGAAACATTCCGAAAGAGGAATAGCAGGCGAAATAAGAGATATTGATTTTGTTAACCCTACACTTGCTACAGAAATACAGCAATTACTTTTAAGTCTTGGGGTAAGCAAAGTTGAATTTAGGGCCATGGATACAAAAGATGCGTACCGTGGATTTAGGTTATAAAGTGCGGAGGTTGGCGTAATGGTAATGGAAGATTCCATAAAACAAATCGACCACAATGTTCAGGCTATTAAAGCCATAGAAAAAACTTGGGGTTTACCGGCACTACCTAGCGCTGTAAAACTTGATTTAGCCATGATGTCGGGGTTGGACGCAAGAGGTATACAAGATTTTGTTGCAGGCGTAGGGAACGATATTCGGAAAAAGTATTCGCAGCCTCGGAGGACACAAAATGTTCGCTTCAATATGGAAGGCGTTCCTGAACCTGAACCAGAACCTCTTCCCGATACAAGAATTTCTTCAGGGTCTAGTTTAGAAAATTTTTGGAGAACCACAGCAGGTTTGGAACCTGAAGGTGTGCCTAGCGCTGACGCTGTTTCTTCTTGGAAGCAACGTGCTGTTGACTTAGGTTACTTACCTTCTAACACCCCGATAGATAACCGTTGGGACCCAAACTTTAACCGCATTGCAAATGAAATGCGTAACGACGACTTTAATCGAATGGTTAAAGGAGGGGGAGACCGCCCCTTTGCTTTACCTATTCAACGAGACGAAACAGGTGGCAACAGTGTTATTTCTTTAATGGATGACTGGCTGTCCCCTACTGGTGCTTTACGGGCTATGACCGAACTTGGTTTCTTACCTAACTTTGATGCTTTATCCAAAGACTTCAAAGAGTTTAAGAGTCAATGGTGGAACCCTGTTAAATGGATTGACGTTCTTGACAATTTCGCTATGCCAGTTTTGAACCTTGCTTTGATGACCACTGGTGTAGGCAACTTGCGTCTTGTGGCGCTTGGGGCTTTAAGAGCAAAAAAAGTTCAAGGGGCGCTTACTGTAAGCGCTTCTGCAGTTAAAACAGGCGGCTGGTTTAGGAAAACAAAATTTGGAAGTTCTAAACTTTTAGGCGGTTACGATGATGCCGCTGTTGCTCTTCAAGAAATAACTGGAAGAGGTTACTTGGCGACAAAAGCAGCAGGCAGCAGTAAACCTGTTTTGAACTCATTTGCTGCGGCAAGCGACAAATGGAGAAACCTTAAAGGTGTTGCTATTGGTAAGGCTGCTGTAGGGCAAACAATGAGATTAGGTGTGACCCAAAGAATACAGCAAGCAGCCGGGTTTGAAGGAACAAGTCTTTCTACTTTCGCTCCCGGAGTAGCAGAGGACATAGAGGGCGCTAGTCGGGATCTTCGACTTCAACTAGTTTCTGACGTTTTTCTAATGCCTAGGTTAGTTTTTGGTCAAGGCCAAATTAGAAGTTTAGCCGCTCCTGTAAGGATGATGTCTAACAAGGTAGGGCAAATTTCTCACAACAGCGCTTTTGTTAACGGCCCTCATAGAGCGATAGGCGACAACTTTAAGGCTCGGCAAATAAACGGCGAAGACGTCACTCAAGACATAGAAAAATTTAATGAAATTACTAAAACAAAAGGTAAACATTATGCTGTCGCTGACTTTGTTGGTTTGAATTTAGACGATGTTACTGACTCAAATACTTTTGGTAACTTTTTATCTTGGGTCGCTATGCGAGCAGCAATAAGAGCGAGGGCTGTAAACCCTATGGGGACCATGGAACTTGACGATGTTTTAGAAAAAGTTATCGCTAGTTCTAAACTTGACGCAGAAGAAGCCACTGTCCTTAACGCTGAAGGGATGCTTGTTTCTCAGTTAAAGTTTATAGAACCCGGTGATGTGAATGAGGCTATTTGGGTTAAAGCAATAGCCGACGCTGAAGGAAATATCGCACAAGCGACTAAAAAGTATGATGAACTTTTAGGAAACTGGGATGCAACAAAAGAAGCGGAACTTATTAAATGGATAGACGACCATAACACTGCAAGAGTTGCCCTTATTGAAGAGTTAATAAGTGGTTTAGACGATCATCTTATGACGGCTTATTTTTCTAAATACATCGACGAAATGGGCAACGGCGATTTTGCTTTGTTTATGGGCCTTGACGATAAGTTAGTTAACCTTCAAAGTGCTAAACATTTTGAAGGAGTCAAATTTGTTGAAATAGAGGGTGCGCCGTATCGCCCGGGTGAAGCAGGACCTGCTAGTGGTGATGATTGGTTAAAGAACACTGACACAAATTTCATTTCTTTAGAAGATTTGTGGACCCCTAAAATGATTAAATACAACAACAAAGCAGAAGCAAAAACTTTTGCTCCATTTACAAAACCGAGAAACAAACTTGGAGATTTTGCTATAGCCAGAAAAGGCACTGTTGTCAGGCAGGAAATCGTTTCTCGGGTAGCGGAAATTAAGGCTTTGCTAAACATGCAAAAGAGGTTAAGAACATACACGAGGGCTTCTGCTGATGTGAGACAACAACAAGTAGCGAAAAGAATTAAAGAAGGTGTAAGGGTAGCCATAAGAGACAAAGCCGGTGCAAAGTTTATATCTGATTTGAGCATCGGGGATTTGAGTAAAATAGTTAAAGAGGCTCAAATTAGGGGAAAAGTTTTAACGACAGATGAGAAACGGCATTGGGATGCTCTTTTGCGTTATGCCCGAACAATAGACGAAAACATTACTCACGGAAATTTAATTGATGTAATGAATGCGAACATTAACGGCCGAATAGCAGAACTTGATGGAAGTCTTGAATGGGCATCAAAATGGGGCATCGATACGACATTGCCTTTGCATGGCCCTGATGGAAAACTTGCTTTACTTGAAAGAAGAGGACGAACTACGGCTAGTGCTATTGACGTTGACTCAGTTAAAACTAAAGAAGGTAAAAAGTTTCTTGAAGAATTGGATGCTAAAGGATACCAACTTGTTCATGGTCAACAATACTCCCACACTAGAGATTTAAGAGATTTTACCGTTCCTTGGAAAGAAGGTTTCGATGATTTGAAATACCAACGCAGTTTAGGTCTTTCAGGTCATTCTCGTGTCCCTGCTGTAGCAATGGATTGGACAAGAAGATTTTTATTAAAGAGGGCGTATAGTTTTTTCCGCAATGACCAGCGTCACATTGGGATGCAGTATCGTGCTACTTTAATGAACGCTTTGCATCGTAATCTTTTCAGCATTGAAGACGGTTCGACTTCTATTAAATGGATTGGTGCAGACGGTACTCCAACGGGGGCGACAGACAAACTCACTGACCAGTTGCAAAAAATTGTTAGAGAAGAAGCGGACCGCATCCAAAAAGAAATGTTGACAAAGCGTCACATGTCCAAAATAGATGTAAACAGAGCAGCAGTTAATGTTAAGAGTTCTTTCACTCCTTACCAGCCTTATGATTTGGTGAGAACTAAAAAACTTTGGAATCAAACAAATGATGCGTTAAAAAAACTTGGCTACACAGACAGTGAAAGAAACGCTATTTTTCATTCTTTGAAGCAGTCAAGGCTTTTAGATCATGGTGCTGAAATCAGGGGTGGTTTAACTCATTGGCAGGATAAATTCCAATCGAAACAAAACCTTGTCAACATGATGAATTTAAGCATGGCTCCTTACACCGTTCGTGAGCAAGCGGCTTATAGGAGTTTAAGAATGATGGGTAATTTTAGTCTTCGTGGGGCAGGAGGCGTTGCTGGCGGTGCCTTTGCTTCTTATTACGGTGCTTTCGATCCTGTTATGGACCCAGATTCTGGATTTGCGGAAAAACTTTTTGGAACTCTTGCAGCAGCATCTGGATTTCTAGGAGGTCGTGCATTAGCAAACAGAATTATGACGGGAAGTAAATTAAAAATCCCGGGTATAAATAAAACAATGGATGAACTTTTTCAAACAGAAGTTCAAAGCAGGGTGAGGAGAAGATTGTTTGATCCTGCTCCTCGTCCTTCTGGCAAATTGGGTGCAACTCAAAGAGCGAATGAGGCTTTATTGGGTGGACGGTTGCAGCCGAAACAAATACGGTCACCTCTTCGGGCTATTGCCAGAAGAGCGGAAAGACTAGTTAATGACCCGGATGATGCTTGGAAACAATTTTCTTACTTGAGTGATCGTTGGGCAACAGCCCGTGACTATATGAGATTCACTCTTTCTCCAATTTTTGACGCTTCTCGTTACACAGAAGGCATGGTTCTTGGACAAATCGGAATTGGTGATAAAGCGGTTAGGGACGCTGGAGGTTTACCTTTTAACGCTTCTCCTACAGCATGGAAGAATCGTAGAGCGCAACATCTTTCTTCTGGTAAAGCCCGTGGTAGACATGCCAAAAAAGAAACGGGAACTTTCTATCAGGTAGACGGAGAAAAGCGCTGGTTGGCTGCAGAGGAGTTGGACGCTAGGGGAATTAAAACTACCGACAAAAATGTTACATCTCAGCAGATGACTATTGGAGATAAGGTTGATCAAGATTGGGACGCTGCTGTCGCTGATTTCGTTAACGCTCAACGAACAAGAGGCGATTTCGATTATGACGCTTTGGAAGCAGCAACTGCTCGTTTCCGACAAGTAGGTGTTTTAGGTTTCAACACTCAAGAATGGGAAGTAGCGATGTATGCTCAACTCACTCAAGTGTTCGGAATGGACAAAGTTAAAGCCTATGAAACCGCTAAGAGAGCGTTCGCTTACGGAGTCGATCCTAGATCTGCGATGGAAATGAACGTTAACGCTATATTCTTTCCGTTTTCTTTCATGAAAAAAACGGTGGGTCACACTGCAGAATTTTTGATGGACGACTGGTCAAGAGTTGGTTTCCTTCACGGGGCTTTAAGAACTTACGAAGAGTTAGATAAAAAATATGACTTAGAACAAATGATGGCAGACCATTTACCTATCTTAAATAAATTCACTAGGTTGAATGTTTATGCATACGGTATTTCTGCCGGTGAGTTCGGTGGAGCGAACCGTCCAGTTATCGACTGGTTTAACTCTACTCCTATGGCAGATGGTATAACTAACCCTATCGCTAACCTGTTTGGGCCTATCGGTATTAACGCTCGAAATTCAGGCGACTGGGATAATTTCAAAACAGACTGGCAACGTTTATTGCCTGCAATGAATGACCTTAAATACGTCGTAGATGATTTTCACGCTCAAATGTTTGAAGTCGTACCCGGTATCTTTGATGGGACTCGCCATGCAATAACTTCAGATGCTGAAGCCCGTATAGGGTTTGAAACACAAAGAAATAAGAAAGACGTCATTATAGAAAATTTTGCTAGGGCGGAAAACTGGAAGATACAAAATCCTGATGGCACCCCGATTCCTTCAGCATACGACCAAGTATGGAGTTATTTGTCAAAAGACGAAGAGTTTGCTGCTGGCTGGGATAATTTTGTCACAAACTTAGAAGCAGAATACCCGGGGTATGCTGCGGCTAAAATCGAAGGTATACCTTTCTCTATTCAACGAGGTAAAGACGCTGACGCTCTTGAAAGTTATTTCTTAACTGTTAAGGATTTGTCTGGACTAAACGGTTATGACGCAGCAAACCAAGGTGACGATAAGACAAAGGTAGGTTACCTTTTAGCATCGTCAAGAGCATTAGAGCAAACATACGGATCTTACGATTTGATACCCATGAGTCAGGTGGATATTTTGTTAGAACAAGCCACTTCTTGGGCGGAGGATAGCGACTATGTTCGGATTCAATGGCGTAAACATTTGATGAGAGTGTTTGGCCCGATCATCACAGAAAGATAAACGATGGCAACAATAGACGATCTTGTTAATACAACTTACCAAATTTTCCTTGACAACGGTTTAGACACTTCTGAGGTATTTAAGCCAATGGGGTCGGACCAAACGACTATCGGAGAAGCCCTATTAGGGCTTTTATATGATATAGCCGATCAGAAAGATTATGCAGATTGGGATGTTGATTCATGGAAGACTGCTGTTGCAGATACAGTTGGGAGCAGTCCAAAAGTCCGCCCTGAAACAGGGGATGCAGATTTTTACCAATCGATTGACATTTTCGACCAATATGATAGAGAGGAGGCTGCTTTCGTTCCCGGAGCAGAAGAAGGGGATCGAGAGTATTTGCCGTGGCGAGTTTTTGTCCCTCCTGTTGGTGGGCTAACTGTTGAACAAGCATCAACGCTAACTAACTATGGAGAAACCACCTATGGTGGTATTCGGTCGGCTAAACCGACGGCTGGTACTAGCGAATTCGTTGAGCAACAATTAGAGGTAGCCGAGGCTGCAGGCACAACTGTTACTGGAATAGAAGAAAGAAGAGTTTCCAGAGATTATCTTGATGAAAGATATTTTGATGCTTATGTGCGTGCCGGGTTAATTATCTCTGAAGACGATTTTGAAAGAGGTGTTACTACAACAGGCATTGATTTTGATGAACTCTCTCAAGAAGGCGGCACCGACACCACTAGTTTAGACGAAGGGCTTGACCCTGTTGGTTATGGTGACGAGGAGGAATTTGTTTTCACTGAAGTTGGGATGCGTTTAATAACAGAGTTCGTTGAAGAAAGAACAGATATTTCAGGCGTCAACGCTGACGAAAGATTTTCTCAAGCCATCAAATGGTTAAATGCAAGAGGAGATGATGGTAACGTAAATTGGTCTATATACATGGACGAAATAGACGCTAGATTTGTTGGCGAAGTTGAACCTAGAATGTCTCAGGTTTTCTATGTGAGAGGTAGCGACATGACTGTTGTTATCCCACAAGATGATATTAGCAGAGCAGGGATAAACGGAAACGACCTTAGCCTTGTGATTAACGGTATGCATGCTCAAGGTTTAGATCCTTCTCGGGGTAGTGAATGGAAAGTTATCGCTGACATTGTTACCCGAAGAGATATTTCACCTAAAGGTGAAAGAGTAAGCGTAGAAGAAATGCCTTGGTCTGAGGTTAGTAGACTTTTTGGTGAAACAATAAACATAAACGGTGTAGACCAAGAGGTTGAAATCTTATTCAATAATGGAGAATTTGATATTCTTCAAGAAGCATGGGACAACATGCCTTCTTCTGAACGAAGCGGTGTTGATGATGTAGGAACCGTTGTCGCTACTTATGCTGAAGGTTTATCTTTGTACGACAACAACCGAGAAATGGCTTACCTTCATAGTTTCGCTCCTGATGTTGCAGCAACTCTTTTTGCTGGAGGGGAAAACGATTTAACTCCTGAAGAGCGTAGTTTGCTTGCTGACACGTTGAACAATTTGAACTCAACTGGTGCTGTCTCCAACATAGGAGTCTTTAACGCTCTTAATTCTGTTGCTCAAAGCGATGTTCTTTCTTCTACCGGCGAAACAGTATCTTTGGCATCTGACGAAGACATAGAGGAATCTTATAGATCTATTTACAAGCAATGGTATCTTGAAGATCCTGACGAGTATCAAATTTCTAGGTTTATAAACGAATTAGAAAATTCCAAAACTGATTGGAAAGAAGGCCGACAAGAAGGCATTGTTTCTAAGGCTCTTAGAGGAGGTGACGTCGATCAGGCGGCACCTTCTAACACTGTTCTTCTTTTGCAACAGTTAAGAAGCGATAGAAGATATGACGATTTGTTTGGTCACATGCCTGCTCATTTAACTGAAGAACAATGGGTAAATGAGTTCGCTAATGCGACCTTAAATCTTTTAGGTTCTGAAACTGCTGAAGGTTTTGCCGATTTACAGAGGGCAGGTATGGAAACAGGGAACCTTAGTGATGTCCGCAGGAAAGCGTTCACCACTGACATTTGGAAAGAGAATCCCAGAATTAGAGAAAATCTTGCTCAGTTCGGGAATTTGATAAAGGGAGCGTAAATGGCTGAAGAAAGTGTTTTTATAGAAGGTACAGGCTTCGATGAGGCTATAGCCGAACAAACAAAAGGAACTAGACAATCTTTTGCTATTGCTATTCTTGGTGGTCTTGGCGCTCCTATGACTCAGGAAAATATAGACATTCTGCTTGCTTGGATGGGTAAAGAAAACACTAAAGCAACAAACAATCCGTTGGCCACCACTCAAGGACAGGGAAACCCCGAAAAGTATGGAGGGGATGTGATGGGCGATGACTATATCTTCAATTCACATAAGGTAAAGAACTATCCTGATTTCGATACTGGGGTACGGGCCACTGTCGATACTATAAACCTTTCGTGGTATTCCGATATCAAGCGTTTGTTGATGAAAGGCAATGTTAGTATTCAAGATTTTAACAGACAGGCCATCGACAATCTAAAATTGTGGGGTACATGGCAAGTCGCCGAAGCGAGTATCCACCCGAATGCAGCAATACCTGATATTGACACATTAAGATCCTTTGAAGGGGTAAATAAGGCTAGTCGTATCGCACCTTACACTCGGGCTGTAGAGGTCGATGGGGAAGTTTTTCTAGGTTATGAAGTAAAATCCAGTAGCCACCCCAAGAAGATGTCTACCGGAGGGTTTAGGGGAGGTTTTGGTAAATCTTTCCAAGGGCCTACAGTGTGGATAAAATATGAAGGGGACGCTCCTCTTGTTGCAGTAGATAAAGTAGACAATCAAACTTGGGACGATGAATTTCTTTCAGATCCTAATAACATTTTGTCTTTGCTTCCTTACGATTTGCATTTTGAAGATTCGCAAAATTGGGACGTTCAAGTTGAAGAAGTTTTGTATTCGCTGGGTGTTTCGTGGCTAGAAGACTATGAAGACGATCTTGAAATTTTAGCAATCGTTGGAAAAATTATTGCTGGCTATTATACAGATCCTGCAACTGGCGAAACATTGTCTGGTGTTTTCTTAAATGATTGGCAACAAACTGAGTTATGGAACTCTAAAACGGAAAATGCCCGGTTGTGGGACAGTTCTTCTGAGGCTGACCAAGAAAGTATGCTTATGGAGACAGCAACAATGTTGCTTTCTGCATGGAACGCTAACACTGGTGAGAATCTTCGTTGGATAGATTTTGATTCTAACAACGATGGGGCTGTTTCTACTGCGGAACTTGAAAGCGGCAACTCTGAATTGTATAACCATGCTTTAAGTGTCGCAAATGGTTCCGTCGGCATAGAGCAAGTTCAGTTGCAGTGGATTTATCCTGCTGCTGAAGGAATGCCAGAAAGCCCTAGGAATAGGCTACTTAGATCGGAAGAAGTCGCTCAAAATGAATTTAGTAAATCTGTTTCAACAAACAAAGGCGATGTTATAGCAACGTTTGATAAGTGGGGTGTTGAGATTGCTGACTCCACTGCCCAAACTTACGCTAACGAATTGTATATGGGAACGATGTCAGATTTTGACGTTGAACAGTTCGCCAGATCTATTTCCAACGGCTTGTATGCTCACAAGCCAGAAGACGTTGATTTCGATACTTGGTCCAGCGTTTACGCTACCAACTACTCTGCGATGCTAGGTGTGGCTTCTCCAACTTATAAAGACGAGGCTTTTGTAGATATGTTGAATGGTGATGAGGCAGTGAACTTGAGACAGTTTAAGAAAAAAGTTCGACAGGATGAACGCTGGAAAGACTCAAGCGACGCTAGAGAAACTTACAGCAGAGTCTATTCGGATGTAGGAAGGTTGATGGGGTTTTAGATGACTACTTTAGACGAAATTAGAGGCCTGTTCCCTTGGGCGGAAACCCTTGGGATGACTGAATTTATATCAGAACTCATCATGGAAGGGGCAACTTCTTATGAGATAGTTGCTCAAGTAAGAGCAAGCGATCAATACAAGCAAATGTTCCCGGGAATGATTGCTGAAGATGGCACTCGACGTTTCCAGTATGAAAGAGATTACTTAGAACAAGTTGACAACTATAGAACTGTTCTTCAACAGGCAGGGATGTATAACGCTGACGTTGAAAGCCCGTTAGATTATGTCGAATTTATGGCTAGCAATATAGCGCCTGATGAATTGCGTGAAAGAATTACTGTCTATCAGCAGATCCAAATGGGCAGCCAAGAGTTAAAAGATCAATTCTACATTTATGCTGGCATGGAAATAACTGACGACGATTTATTTGAAGCGGTTATTAACCCAGAGTTCGGGCAGGAACTCCGAGACGAGTTCGATCGAACAGTAGCGGCAGGTGATCTTGATTATGCAACTTACATATCTAGAGCAACTGAGCGTGGTTTAGCGAACGTTTCTGATTTATTACAAGGAATGAGAGATGAAGGCCTTGTATCAGGAGAGGCGGTGCAACGAATCCGTGACTTAGATCCTGATTTCGCTAGAGAAGTTATGGGAGTAATAGCCAACCAAGGAACTTCTACTCTCGGCTATGACGCTTTATCTTACGCTTTCCAATATGCTTTGCTTGGCTCTGCAGCAACAGAACAAGGTTTAACTGCTCCTTCTGCGGAGATGGTTGAACGTCTTCGTGCTGCTGGTGTTGATCGAAGCAGAGCAATGACAGCGTATGGCGCTTACGCTAATACGCAGAATCTGGTTTCAGGCATGGTTCAACGTGCCACAGGTGAAGAGTTCGGACAAAAAGAGTTTGAAGAGGCTGTTTTGCTTGGTGAAGCAAGATCTGTTGATCTTTTAGATCGTGCTAGAGGCTTAGAACAGTCTTATGCCCGTAGATCAGGGGGATTTACCACTGGTCAGGAAGGCTCTAGGTTCACTCAAAGCGGTCGAACAAGGTATTAGGACACACTTTTTGGGTGTGTTAATAGAATCCCTGAACGTATCCCCCGACGAACAGGCGTAACCAACAGGGGCGTAGGAGAAGAACATGAGCACAGATTCTGAAGATTTAGAATTTGAATCGGGTTCGAGCCTCAGGAGAAAACTTGAGGCGCAACTTGAAAAGAATCAGGAACTTTCCAAAGAGTTATCCTCTTATAAAGCCCAAGCGGTGATTGTTGAGAACGGATTTTCATTGGTAAAACCTGAAGATATTTCGGATGCAAAACCTGACGAAATGATCTCTGCAGCAGAAGCGGTTCAAGAGAAACGCTTAAGCGAAAGAGAAGATGTCGTTAGGGACATACTTAGTCAAAAAGGTTTTACTGGAGAAGAACTGGATCAAGCAGCACAAGAAATGCTTAATCCTTCTGATGCAGATTTATCAGCCTATTCGAGAGCGAAGGAAACTTCAGCAATAGGGGGTAATGCTACCCCGTTGAAAGATCCTCGCACGATTCAACCGGGTTTGAGTCGTATCGAATATGCGTTGGAATCTAAAGCCAAAAAATGAACTAAGTACCATATTGACAATTTAATCCTACTAACTGTGAGGTAACGACTATGGCTTCAGGAAGCCTTTCTTTACTTGAGTCAGCCAAGTATGGCAACGATCAGTTAGCATCTGGTGTAGTTGAAACTCTTATTCAAGAGTCTCCAATTCTCGAGATGCTTCCTTTCACTGCTATTTCTGGCAATGCACTCAAGGTTACAGTCGAAGATACTCTCCCAGCACCGGCTTTCCGTAATGTAAACGAGAACTATTCTCGTACATTCGGTACAGATACAGAGCGTTTCTTCGGATGCTCAATTCTCGGTGGGGAAGTATTCATCGACAACTACATCGTTCGTGTGCAAGCGAACCAGATCAGCGCTAAGGCAAGGCAGTACGCCAAATTTGCTAAAGCAATGAGCCGCACATTCGATGCTTCTTTCTTTGACGGAACTGGAACGTCTAAAGACTTCAAAGGTATCAACGCTTTGATCGACGAAGGTCTCGGTCAAAAAGTATCAATGGGTACTAACGGCGCTGCTTTAACCTTAGACAAAATGGATGAGGCTATGGATTCTGTCCGTAACCAGTCCAGCCCAGATGCCCTTCTGATGAACCGTACGGTACGCCGTAAGGTCACCAGTTTGGCCCGTAACACCAGTGGCTACTTTACGCTACTCGATGTTGGAGAAGACGCTCTTGGGCGTCAGGTAAGCACCTATAATGGTGTCCCTATCCGTATCATCGGTGACGATAAAGCAGGCGCTGCTATCCTCGACTTTGACGAGACCCAAGGTTCTTCCTCGGTAACCTCTTCAATTTATGCTCTTGCCTTCGGCACTGACGAGAATGTCTATGGTATTCTCGGCCTTGGCGGTTCATTCGATGTCGTGGACTTCGGTGAAACAGAAGCCTCTCCGGGTCACCTCGGACGGGTTGAAGTTTATCCGGGCGTTGTTATTGCTAACTCATTTAGTGCTGTGCGTTTGCATGGTATTACTAACGCTTAATCGGAGGTTTTGATTATGGCACAAGCAACAAGAACACCCGGTCCGGGTACAACAATCGAGGACGCTAACGCAGTTGAACTAATTGCTTCTAGCGCTCACTCTGCCGACATAGCGGCTTCTTGGAAACAAGTTGACCGCCCCGGCCATGTTGTGGTTATAACCACTTTAGGTACGATCGCTTCAGACGTATCTGACACTGACATTGAAATACTTGGTGCTGATGATTCATCAGGAACCAACCCTGTTTCATACGGCCATTTTGATACTATTGCTCACGATGACGATAATGAAACTCGTTATCTTGAAGCAGTTGTTCATAAATCATACATGGCAGCAGTTCTAGACTTGACTAAATCAGGTTCAGGAACTGTTACTGCCGGTGTTAAAGTTCATGCAATCCCTCACAAGGGACGCACGGACGACGGTACCGCTACCGGACAACGTACCGCTTAGTCGGTATTACACAAGCGAAGGGGCAGGGCTTCGGCCCTGCTCCAACGCTTACTTTAAGGAGATCTTTTTATCATGTCAGATGACGGCATAAACACTAAAAACTGGAACGTTCTCGCTACGGTAGAGAAATGGCATCGTGCCGAGGATCGTCATGTAGGCCTTCCACCTGATGAGGTGGTTGAAGCCAAAGATAACCTCCTGCTTAACGGAGGGATACAGTTACTACTTGATTTGCTTATCGGCGCTGGTGGTACTGTTTACAACAACAGCAATGCTTACATTGGTGTTGGTGATTCTTCTACTTCTGCGGCCGCTACTCAAGATGCTTTGCAGGCTTCTTCTAATAAATCTTATAAAGGAATGGAATCTTCTTTCCCTTCACGTTCCGCTCAAACTTTAAGTTTCAAATCTGTTTGGGGTTCCTCTGATGGAAACTTTGCTTGGAACGAGTGGAGCATTTCTAACTCGAACTCAGATTCTGGGGTGAACCTTAATCGTAAGGTTGCTTCTTTAGGCACTAAAGCGTCTGGGTCTGAATGGACCTTGACGGTAACTATTACGGTATCATGAGCGCTCCTGAATTATCTGTTCAGGACGTTCAAGCAAATTTGAGCGAACGAGGCCAACTCGAATGGGAGTTGGCTGCTCAACGTGCGATGATCGCTAAGTTACAGGCAGAGCGTTGTCCGTGTCCTGATTGCACTTGTTGCTCGGAGACGGCTAATGGCGACTAATTTTCCGGGCAGTTTAGATACTTCTACTCAGCAGCCATCTCCTTCGTCTTCGACGGAGATGGATGATTCGGGTTACGAACACGATGTTGTCCACACTAACCACTCTGGTGCGATTATTGCGTTAGAGACCAAACTTGGTACTACTGATTCTAATCCGACTGCTAATGCGGTGTTGATGGGGACTGGTTCGGGTACTTCTGAGTGGGATACTTCTCCT